ACAGTCGATGATACCGGTTAATGCTGCGACTGAGACTGCAAAAGAATCGGGTCCATTAGCAGGTATTGCGTCATGGGCCGGTGGTGGTCCTGCCAAGGGCGCTATGAGCGTTGTGGCGAATCCTACGCATCCTATGGCTCAATTCCTTGCAAAGAATTGGCCAAAGCCGTATGCGGCACTTGAGCGCCGTCCGCAGATATTTGAGTTTCAGGACAAAGTTGGTCCAGCCGGTGAAGGCAAGATCAAGTTTCCTACTAACTCATTGCGTGGCGAGCATCTAGATGAAATTGATTTATCGAAACTAAAGACTGTTGATAACCCGTCGGGTAATCAGCAGCCTATCGGTGTTGAGATAACAAACGCGACTCAACGACTACCGGATACTGATCCTGAGAAACACGTGACTGCGTTGCACGAAGTGCTTCATGGTCTCTATGGCACAAATCCGAACGTTGCAAGTTTCTCGACACCCAAGAATCGTGCTTTTACTATGTTATATGGAAATACTCGTCCAAACCTTTATATGGACGCGCCCATGGGCAATAGTAAGATGCGTCCATCAGGCGCGCGCACACGTTTCTCTCTAGGTTCTGCAACTCGTGCCGGTCTTGATAGTTCTGATGTAGATGCGCTGGTTGAGGTATATCGGGACAAAGGCGCCGACCAGCATATGAATATCGAAACACTGGCGCGTACAGTTTTAAAGTCAGGATTGAAAGATATACCCGATCCAGGTGCACAAACACGTACCCGTAGAACACCGTTCTCGTTTTGGGGGCGTGAAGGTTCTGGTTCTGATCTTAGCACTTATGCCGATAAGGGTTTGCATAAAGATGTTAATGACTATGCTCGTTTTGTAATGGGTAAGCAACCTGGCTTAGAGCGTGATGTCGATCCGAACATACTTCGTCAGTTTGAGGGCGGGGGTCAAGGTGGTTTGAGTACTGCTTCGAATCGTGAACTACAACGGTCATTGGACCGTTCAGGTTGGCTAAACGATGTTGAAACTCCAATAGGTGTACCGAGAGTTAAAACTGATACACGGCATTCGCTTACTTCTCCAATGATGTCGCTTAAGACGGATATTTTTGATCCTGAGGCTGTTGCGCGGATCGCAAGAAATCAACCTGAGCTTGGACTTCAGCCGTTGAGCGAAGAAGAACTTTTACAACAACTTCGGGAATATAATCGTTTGTCAGGTTACTAAATGCCATTTCAGAAAGGTCATTCGGGCAATCCGGCTGGCCGTCCGAAACGCGATCCTGCTGAGTTACCTGCCGCGCTATCGCTACGCTCAGCATTAGAAAAAGTATGCCGAAACAATCCTGAGCTTCTACAAGAAGCTATGAAGCGGCTGCTTCAAGGTTCGCGCTCTGCGCTCGGCATGCTGGAGCTAGCGGCTAAATTGAATCGTGAATTAGTAGACGAACAGCAAGGTAATAAGATTGCTATCGTCTTTACAGGCACTCTTGACTCGTCAATGCTGAGAGCCAACGCCAAGGTGATTGAATGCCCAGTCGAGTTGAAGCCAGTGGCGGAAACCAACGCCTCATCATTGACTACGAACCAGGACCGATTTCAAAGCAGTTTATTGAAGACGGAACCTTCTGTTGCGGATTATACGGCCCGCTTGGAACAGGAAAATCAACCGCAGGAGTAATGAAGGCGTGGTTGTACGCACAAGCGAATCCTGGTGCCCGTATTGCGATTATCCGAGACAGTTATCCCGCCCTATTGGATACTACAGTAGTCACGTTTCTCGATTGGCTTCCCGATGGGGTTGCTGGCACATACGAGAAAGCACGGCGAATTTTTCATCTGACCACTTCCGACCCGAACAAACCGGCCGAGATTCTGTTTAGAGCTGGTGACGACAAGAACGATATCAAGAATGTATTGTCGTTGGACCTAGCTGCGGCGTTCTTTGACGAACCTCAAGGCGGTCTTGCGCTTAAGAGCGACCGTACTACACGTGAACCAGGACTTGATAGAGACTTCTTCAGGCTCGTGTTGTCCAGAGTGGGCCGTCAGAAGGGCTACAAGCCTCTCAGTTGGATGACAGGGAACCCGCCCAGCCCATCACATTGGATTGCGAAACTGTTTAACTACAGCGGCGTTGGGTTCCCAATTCAAACTGAAGAGAACTTCAAACTTTACACGGTTGGACCAGAAGAGAACGAGCACAATCTGACTGCTGGTTATTATGAGCGCTTGCATACGTTGTTCGGTTATGGTACACCGCTAGCGCGCCGATTCATTCTAGGCGAATGGATCGAGTACTCGGACCTTCAGCCCTTCAACGGCTCATGGATTAACTATTACGATCACATCCCTACCGAGGGAATGGTGGTGAAGGTTGGTGTCGATCCGGCTATTTCTGACGATCCTAGATCATCTCGCAGTGCATTTGTTGCTGTTGGGCAGTGTGTTGGTTCTGACTTGCGCGGTCATTTGCTCGTACTTGCTGCGGATGCTGGACATTGGAGTGCGTACGAGCAAGCTGATCGGATTCTTAAGATGGCTAAATTGTATAAGGCGCGATCTATTGTGGTTGAGGACGTGGCCTTCCAACGCTCGCTTAAAGAGATTTTGGAACGCGAGATGCGCCAACGAGGTATGATGATCGCAGTAGAATTACAGCGTCCTGATGGCGATAAACTTAGACGAGCACACCGTTGGTCTCCTTTCGTTGAGGATGGAACGGTGTTATTCGCGCCAAATCAAAAAGATTTGATTGACTCGCTCATGTCGGTCCCCAGCGATAAAGCCGCTTGGGACTTAGTTGATGCGACAGGAATCGCGATTACCGCATTTATTCCGATGCTCGGCGAAAGAGTTTCAATTGGTCCTACGCCTGGCGATGCTTTGAAAGATCGAATTAAGGCGTACAATAGTCCTTTGCATCTGGCACTTCGACGTAATCAGCCCGCGCATCTCAAACGCAAGAGTCCATTTACTAAAAAATCTCACCGCCGTGTCGGGTATACAAGTCTGACCGGTCGCGGAGTTTAAGATGGCGACAGTTTGGTGCCCTAAGTGCAAGCAGTTTGAAGTAATTGACAAGTATTCTCCGAAGTGCGGACACAAGAAGTAATGCCTAAGCTTAGTAATGAACTGTTGACGAAACCCCGTACAACACCGATGACTGGTAAACGTAAAGCTACAGAGACGTTTTGTCAGAAATGTAAGAAGTGGCATCGTACCTATCTAGCTCTTGATGGTAAAGAAATTTGCCCCGAAGATTACCAAACTATGTCCGAGCGACTATAAATGGCGTTTAAGGTTCCACATGCTGATGAGCAGAGAAATGATCCTCGGGCAGCTGCCGAGGGCCACGCGGCTGCCATCAAACTAGATGAATCCCATCTTGTTGAACTAGTCAAATACCAGAAACGCGCGTCTGAAGAAGCTTCGATGCGCATGCGCCGTCAATGGCAATACTGGTGGGACTTGTGGGAGAATAAGGTTGACTTCTCCGATAAGGAAGACTGGCAGGCAAAATTATGGGTTCCAAAGGTATTTTCTGCTGTAGAGCAGGGAACGTCTTTGATCCAGCGTGCCCTTCTAGACTCGCCTGATTCGTTTGGGATGGAAGGCACTGACGAAATGGATCGTCAGCTTGCTGGTATCTGGCGCCCACTTATCCGCCTAATGTTGGATCGAGCGAAGTTTCCTTATAAGTTTGCCGATGCTGCCAAGATTGGTTTTATTACCGGTGTAGCTGGTTATATGAAGTTTCGTTGGGTGACGACGCAAGTTCCAATGCTTTCGTCCTTGGGTTTCTCGCAAGGCGCACCCGAGCCGGTCTTTACAAACGCTGAGCACAGTTTCTTAGCTATCGATATGGTCATGCCGTGGAACATTCGGCGCGATCCCGAATCGAAGCCTCGTGAAAACTTCTCTGGTAGTTATCTCTACCACTCGGAGTGGAAGACGCGTGCGGCATTACAGTCGATGGCTCAGGCAGGTTGGAACGCCGAAACTATAGACTTGTTAATGAGTAGCAAGACTCCTGCTGCAAGTGATACACTGACTACAATTCAATTAGAAGAGAAGAGTAAGTTCTACGAATCCGGTAAGGCCCACAAGTTTCGCGTTCCGTATCTAGTCGATGAAGGTTGGTTAGATGTTCTCGATGAGAACGGTGATGTAATCTACCCGAACGCTTTGATGGTGCATTGCCACGACAAGATAGTCTTTGGTCCGCATCCGAATCCGCTATGGCAAACTGACTTGTCCACGGGTCGCCGTAAATGGCCTTTCTTGGCTGCGTCTCCGATTGTTCATCCGTTCCGATTCGAAGGTCGTGGTATTGTTGAGCAAGACGCTGCTCTAGCTACTCTATTCAGTAACGTGTTCATGTTGTGGGCCGATTCTCTAAACTGGTCGGTAAACAAGCCAACGGAAGTTAACCAGGATGCCTTGGTAGACTGGGAAGACCTGGAACATATTCCTGGCAAACTATGGGTAAAGCACGGTCATGAAAAGGCTTTGATCCCTGCCGACGTAGGTGGTGTGGATACTAACGAAGTTCTAGCATCCCTAAACTACATTGACCAGAATCGTCAGAATGTTAACTTTATTACCGACTTCGCGGTCGGCCTACCGGGCGCACGTTCGGAAATTACAAAGGGCGAAACTCAGATCAAGACTGCCCAGTCGATGGCCATTTTTGAGACGATGGGTAAGAATCTTGAACAGTTGGGTCGTGAAGCTGCTGAAATGGCTTACGGCTTCGGTCTCCAGTTTATTGACCAGAGTAGCACACCGAACTTCGAGCGTCTCATTGGTCCGGCGCGCGGTGGTATTCTGGCACAGATGACTCCACAGGAACGTCTTGAGGCCCTTCAGGGCCAGTTCGACTTTAAATTTACAGGCATCAGTCAGGCTCTAATTAAGTCAGACCAGCTGCAAAAACTTATGCAGTTTAGCACGCTGGCAACATCGCCAATGTTCGCAGGTGCCGTACGTCCCGATCAGTTGCTAAGTGTAATCGCAGATTTGCTTGGTGTTACAGATCGAATTGATATTATGCCTATCCCGCCTCCATTGCCACAGGCAATGCAGCAACCGGGAGAAGGCGGTAATGAAGCATCGCCAACCAAGGGGAATGGAATCCCCGCGCCCCCAGGAGGCTAGTAAATATGGGCAGTATGGGAACGACATCCGCTCAAAGTGTTAAGGTAGTTAAGTCAGCGGAGAAACATAAGGTGCTTGGTAAGGGCCTCAATCCGCAAAGTAATCCCCAAAAGGCCGCTCCGATTAAGGGCGACAAGGGGACACCTGTTAATACCCCTAAGCACTAAGGCAGCGTAATGCAATGGTCTCTCGGAAGAGCTAAGGGTCAAGGCGAAGCTATTCGCCGTGTACTCGAATCAACACAAGACGACAAGGATCGGTCAAATGCAGAACGTGCTCGTCGTATTATGGGCACAGATGTTTGGAAAGCCGACTTCTTTCCGATGATTTCTCGTCTTCATGACGAGTGGTTAGAGAAGGTAAAGCGGGGTGAAGCGCATATTGATGCACTTAAGTCCCTGGATGATCTGGTATCCCAGATCGACGGCTCTGTTCAGCTTGGCGCACAGGCGATGAATCGTATCGCTGCACGTCGGCTACGAGCCTCTGAGATCAAACAAAAGATTGATGAAGCACACAACCTAGTCCCTGGCAACTGAAGTCCAGAGACTCACTAGGAGAGATTCATGATCGATGGCGCACCTAACGCAGCTCCAGTAGTACCCGCCCCTGCTCCAGTAGTTCCTGCAGTTCCGGCCCCGGTTGTAGTACCGGCTCAGCCCGCACCGCAGCACAGTTTGGCCGAGGCACAAATCACGGCCCCTGTGACACTACCTTCAGTGGCGCCAGCTCCAACAGTGACTCCTCAGACCCCTCCGGGTTCGTCTGATCCAGTTGCGGTAGCGGAGCAAAGAGTAAAAGACGCGCAACGCAAGATGCACGAGGCGACAGCCGACGCAGCTCGCATGCGTAACCAGCTTAACGGAATCCTGAACCATCCGCAGCTTGGGCCTGTGATTCAAAAGATCACAAATCCCCAGGCTCCGCAGAACCCTCAGGACGATGAAGTTAAGGTGGCGTTTAAAGCATGGCAGGCTGCTCCTACTGACGAAGATGCTTTCCGTCATCTGCTAGCAACTGCCGAGGGACGTGCTAAGAAATCGGTAATGTTAGAACTGACTAACCGTGAAGTTGAACGCGTCAATCGTGCGAGAGCACAGCAGCGCGACTTTATGGTGGCTAGTGCCATCAATAAGGAAGTAGCTGAAAAGGCTCCTGATGTGCCGCTTGAGTTGTTCTGGGCAATGTCTTCAAAGGCTGAACAGGAGACGCCCGCTGAGCTTATAACGGTTGCAGATAAATTGGAATGGCAGATTGGCCGCGCTGTATCGCTGGCACGAGACGTATTAACGCCTCGGACAGCAGCAGTAGCTGCTAATGCACAACAGTCCCAGTCGGTTCGTCAATCGGCTGCCGTTGTGATGTCATCTGGTTCTGCTGCTCCGGGAGCTGGTGGAAATCCGTCTGCTGCGCCGCTTAACTTTGTTGAACAGCTAAAGTTAGCTCAAGCTCGTAAGATGCCCGCTACCTCGTAATTAAACCTCTAAGGAGTTTCTAAAATGGCTGAGTTTACATGGACACTTGACGCGCCTGCGGGCGCATTTAAGAACCATGCTCTTAGCATGAAGCTTCGTGAGGCCGCAGTCGCCGAGTCCAAGTTCATGCAGTATGTACAAGTTGAGCCTGGATATGGCCGTAAGGCCGGTGAAACAATCACGATTTCTCGCGTAAAGAACATTGCAGAGCCAGTTTCTGCTAAGTTCGGCGAGCGTGACCGCGTGCCTATCGATACCTTCGCTATGAGCACAACGAGCATCACGGTTAGCTACTTTGGCCGTGGTATCGAGTACACAGAACAGAGCGAGCTGCTTTCCGAGTTCGATCTGACTGATAAGATTCAGAAGAAGCTAAAGCAGCAGATGCAGCTAACCCTGGATACTGCGGCTGCCGGTGCCTTCAAGACGGCGAAGATCAAGTTCATTCCTACTTCCCTAACGGGTGGTGTGTTTGATACTGACGGTACGCCTTCTACGACGGCTACGGATAACGTGTCTGTATCTCACGTTAAGGTCATCCGTGACTATCTAGCTGACACGATTCACGTGCCTGGCTACGGTGGTGGCGAAGAGTATATCTGCCTGGCGTCTGTAAAGGCGTTGCGCGGTATCAAGAATGACCCGGAATTCGTGCAGTGGCGTCAGTATATCCAGCCGGGCGACGCTTTCCTAAAGGGCGAAGTCGGTAAGATCGAGAACATCCGCTTCATTGAAGTTAACCACACGAATGCTCTTGCTAACAACAAGGGTGCCGCTGGTGTACTAGGTGAGGCTCTGGTGTTCGGTGACGATGCTGTAGCTATGGCGGTTGTCATGGACCCTGAACTACGCGCCGCTATCCCTGGTAACTTCGGTTTGCAGAACGCAGTTGCTTGGATCGGTATGCTAGAATTTGGCCTAGTGTGGGACACAGCGAATGATGGTGAGGCTCGCGTGATCCACATTACCAGCCAGTAAGGAGAACTAGAAAATGTCTGCTGTTTATCACGATTACGTAAATATCGCTCCTACAACACCGCTTGGTGTTTCTGGTGCGGCTACAGGCGACCTAGTGGTGATTCCGGTACCTTATAAGTGCCAGGTTCGTCGCTTCGCTATTCTGTGGCTTACCACTGGCGCTGCTCAAGCTATTGTAGAGTTTGACCATCAGCCTACGGCTGGTGCTGCTGCTGGTCGCGTGAATCTAGTTGCGATCACAAAGCCTGCGGCTGAAACTCAGGGTAAGTATCTTTACAAGGACCCAGCAACTTCGGTTGTACTAAACGAGGGCGATGCGGTTGTTGTAGAAGTAACTGACCTTGAGACTGCGTCTTTGTTCCATCCGATCCTGTTGGTGGAACGTAACCCAGAACAGCCTGCAAACCAGGCTGACATGCAGCTGTCTACTTAAGCTGTAGGTTCATAGGGGGCCGCGCATCCTATAAACGCGGATCAAATCTCGAACTACCGGCTGAAGTCTCTTGACTAGCCCCTGGAATCTAGGTACAATGTACCTAGAGAGGGCGTATCAGCCGGTCAAAGGACAATACGACAATGGCTCTTTCAATCACTGTTGAACGTCGTGGTATGGACGCAAATAACCGTAAGCGTTGGAGTGAGGGTGTTCTCTCAACCAACAACACAACCTACGCTGCTGGCGGTCTTGCACTTCCTGCCAAGGAAACATTCGGTTTTGTACGTAGTATGGACACGCTCGTTATTATGGGTGAGGAAACCGCATCTGCTACTGGATACGCGCTAAGCTGGGATAAGTCAACGAACAAGCTTCAGTTCTTCGTATCCCATGACACGGCTGGCGCTACCGCGCTACCTATGGACGAAGAGGGCGCTGACGCAACTGGTACGCGTACCTATAACTATGTAGCGACGGGCTGGTAATTAGCTTGACACACGAGCAATCGTGTGGTATACTAGAAGTGTAATTAGAAATCTTAAGGGCTCCGACGCTTCCAGAGAAATACTGGTGGGGTCGTCCCAGCGTCCTCGGGCGTACCCGAGGGTACGGGCTAGACACGGTGGCCACCGAGGTCAGTAGCTCTGCAGAGCTTGTCCGTACAATTGATATTTATCAGGGTGTAGGAAAGCCTGGCTTAATCCACTCGGCCTGGAACCGAGAGAACGGTGGTTCAAATCCATCCACCTTGACCAATTGTCCAGTAGTTCGACTGGGTGTAGTGTTTAACAGCAGCACGCGTTTCTACCAAAAATGAAGTCGGGGTGCAATTCCCCGTACCCGGTCCATCTTAGATTCATGCGTGATTAGCTTTCTGGGGAAAGCGCCCGCCTTACAAGCGGGGCAAGGTAGGTTCAATTCCTACATTACGCACCATATGTGCCATCGTGATTGGAACGGCAGACATGTCGCGCTTAGAACGCGATGTCCGAAAGGGCGTGGGGGTTCAAATCCTCCCGATGGTACCAATAGAACCGGCGATGGGGGTTCGAGTCCCCTGATGCGCAAGCGGATAGCTCAACGGGTTAGAGCACCGGTTAATTTCTCGTAGCCCTATGGCGGAACAGCAGACGTGCGGGCCTCAAACTCCCGTGTCGAAAGACGTGAGGGTGCGACTCCCTCTAGGGCCACCAAATTGTACTCGGTAATGCCTAACAGTAGCACTGGGGAGATACGCCCCTGTCAGGGCTGAGTACGAGGGTAGAAACCCGACTACCTGTAAGGCTTCGGGATCATACTTCCTTGGTGTAACAGCAGCACTTCCGCCCGATTAGCGGACAGTCTTGATGCGAATTCAAGAGGAAGTACCAAATCGCTGCTTCATCCAACAGCAGGATGCCTGCCCTATTAGCGGGTCATGAGAGTGCGAATCTCTCAGCAGCTACCACCTCTCTTTAGCTCAGCGGACTAGAGCGGCGAGCTTCTAACTCGCGGGTCGAGGGTTCAAATCCTTCAAGAGAGCCCAGAAATTATGGCGTACAAAGATAAAGAGAAACAAAGAGCGTTTCAGAGGCGGTGGTTTCATAAACGCAAGGACATTATTGCTGCGCTAAAAGCGCAGCCGTGCATGGATTGTGGTGGAACATTTCCCCCGGAATGTATGGACTTCGATCACTTACGTGATAAGAAGTTTCAGATTTCTCAGTCATGGAACAGGCGTTTGGATGTACTGATCGAAGAGATCAGTAAATGTGATCCGGTATGTGCCAATTGCCATAGAATCCGAACAAAGAAGAGAAACACAGTCTTGTAGCTCAGCCTGGACAGAGAGCCACGCTACGAACGTGGGCCACGCGCGGGTTCAAATCCTGCCAAGACTACCATACGGACGGGGAGTCAGCACTCTCCTGAGCCTCCAAAGCTTGGGTGACTGGGGGCAGCACCTAGACCGTTCGCCATATACGTGCGTCCGTAGTTTAATAGACAGAACCACTGGCTCTTAACCAGCGAGATGTGGGTGCAACTCCCACCGGACTCACCAAATTTCACTCTCGGGTCGTTTAATGGCAGGACAAGTGGCTGTTAACCACAGAATGAGGGTTCGATTCCTTCTCTGAGAGCCAATTTCATGGTAGAATCGCATAATGGCATTGCACCACTTTGCTAAAGTGGCGACCTGAAAAGGTTGTGTAGGTTCAAATCCTACTTCTACCGCCAATACGGAAGGGTAGTCTTAACGGCAAGGCGCGGGGTTTGAACCCCCGAGAGCCCGGCAACGGGTGTCAGAGTTCAAATCTCTGTCCTTCCTCCAACACGGAGCTTTAGCTGAGACGGCTCAAGCGCCCGCCTGAAGAGCGGGAGACCTAGGTTCGATCCCTAGAAGTTCCACCAATTACACTGCGGGATGGACTGGAGATAGATCCAGCGAGGTCTCATAAGCCTACCAGACGGGCGCGATACCCGTTCCCGCTACCAATTATGGGGTTGTGTGCCAGGGCACACACTTGCTTTGCAAGCAAGTTTCGCGGGGGCGGCACCCGACAGCTCCACCATTGTGACGTAAGCGCTTGATAGCGAGCGGACGGCCTGTGAAGCCGTTGAGCAGAGTGCAATTCTCTGGCGTCACCCCAAGGCAGGGTTAGGGCGCGTCTAGACGCGTTGGTACCGTGAGATACGGGCCTCTAGACCTAACCGTGATTTAACGGTTCGTAAGACAACAAGTGGAGTCGCTGCCCTGTCAAGGCAGAGACGACGGGGGCAGTACCCGTACGAATCGCCATTCTGAGTTAGCTTAGTTCTAATGGCAAAACGCACCCTTCGTAAGGCTGAGTCGTGGGTTCGATTCCTACAGCTAGCTCCAGTTTAGATTCACGCAACTTTAGCTCAGATGTAGAGCAACCGCCTTGTAAGCGGTAGCGCGGAGACTCAAGCACTCCAAGTTGCGCCACAGCATCGTAGTCAAGCAGCAACGACAGCTGGCCGTAAACCAGCCGCCTTCGGGCTACGTGGGTGCAAGTCCTACCGATGCTACCATTTCTTGTGGGGTTATCTTCTAACAGTTAGGAAGCCAGACTCTCAATCTGGTAATCAGGGTGCGATTCCCTGTAGCCCTACCACTTCAACGATGCCCTGGCCGATCAGTCAGGCGACCGCCTGCAAAGCGGGAAAGGCGCGTGCGACTCGCGCGGGCATCTCCATTCAGTAGTTGACCACTGTCTGTTCGTTTAATAGTAGGACAGCAGGCTCTGAACCTGCGAACGGCGGGGCGGTACCGTCACAGACAGCCATCGGGAGGCGGGCCGCGCATGCCGAATACCACGCGGAACATCCAATCTGCCCTCTGGGCACGGAGATTCTAATGCAAACCCTTCATATTGGCAATGGCAAGTATCTACAGGTAGATCATAGTTTTGCGGATTCAGGCGAAGCAGCTCAGTACGGTATGTCCGGTGGTCAGCGTATCCTTCTATCGAAGGGTACTAAACAGAAGCCGGAAATTTTTATGTGTGCGGGCGGATTCTTTTATAAGAATGGCGCGCCGGTAGAGCGGGTAGAGGATATCGATTACCTCCCCGAGAACTACCGCCAACTAGCGATTGATTTCGTTAACAAGGCCAAGAAACCTGCTGCACCTATTGCTGCTTCAAAGGCAGAATCAGAAATTCCTATCGCGCCTAAGCGCGGTCGTGGTCGCCCGAAGCGAGTAGTTGCAGTTGCTAAGGTTGTGAAGAAGCTGGTAATCAAAGACGAGGATTCTCTACTCGAAGCCGCAGGCTATAAGGACTAACTAAATGGCAACAGTTCCATATGTTCATGTACAACCATCATCTGGCGAGGGCATTCCTTCTGGTGTAGAAATTTACCAGTGGACTCTTGCTGCAAGCGATGACGGCGTTCCGGTGGTAGCTCCTCAGTTCTCCGGTAAGGCTGTAACGCACGATGGTGGTGCCGGGGCTGTTACGATGCAAGGTTCGTTACAGATGCCATCAGAAACTGAAACATGGGCAACACTTCATGATCCTGCGTCTGCTGATCTCGTGCTTGGTCCAACGACGGCTGAGATTCGTCAGGTGCTTGAAGATTGTGTACAGATTCGTCCTCTGAACAGTGCGGGTGGTGCTGCTGTAGTTCGCCTCTTACTGACTACCACATCTCGGAGATAATCATGGCTGACATGGGCGTAGCAAAGGCGAAGAGTGAAGTCCAGCGCATGCTGTTGCCATTTCAGGCGCTCTCGCGCTTGGAAGAAGTATTAGAAGTTGCAGTACGAGTTGAAACTGAGGCTGCAACGACAACCCGTGATCTTGCTGCAGCGAAGTCTGCGCTCTCGGCTATACAAGCCGATCATAAGCTTTCACAGACACAGTTCGAAGCTTATACCGAGCAGATCAAGTCAAAGCGCGCAGAGTTACAGAAGTCATATGACGAACAAGAAAGCGCGCAACGCGAGAAGATGGATGCGTTGAAGACGCAAGTTGCTCTTATAGAATCTGCGCGGGACGCTGCTAGAGAAGTTGCAAATCGTCAGATGCGTGCAGATCAAGATGCTACTGGTAAGAAGATGGTTGAATTGAACGATCAGTATGCGGCACAGATTCTTGCATACAAACTGGAAGAAGACGCAGTACGTTCGAGACTAGAGTCGGCTAAAGCCGAACTTGCTGCGCTACTTAAGCGCGTTGGAGGCTAACAGTGCCCGTTACGATCAGACAGCTTGAATGGGCGTCTGGGTTTCTAGAAGGCGAAGGTTGTTTTCGTCGTTATAATAACCGTACTGGTTATGAAGTTACTGCACGACAGAATGACGGTGAAGTTCTAGACAAACTTCAAAATTTGTTTGGCGGTCATCGTTCTACTATCGATACTCGCTCAAATAAATTGTCTAAGAGACCAACTATCGAGTGCTGGTCCGTCACTGGCCCAAAAGCCCGTGGTGTAATGATGACTTTGTTCTCTCTTATGTCTAGGCACCGCAAGGACCAGATTAAGAGAGCGCTCGCTTAAGGAGAGACGACCATTCCTTTCTACTACGACGTAACTCGTGAAACTGCTACACATGGCACCACGCAAACATTACTAACGCATCTGCGTTCGGTACCTGCTGCTGCTGTGCCATCTGGTATCGCTGGCATATACGCTAATGCTCGTCATGGTACTGCTGGTGGTGGTACAATTTACGCCATCCGTCCTGGCACGACTGGCTCCGGCGGAACCGCTGCTACTGAAAATAAGAAACATCCCGACAATCCGGCTGCTGGTTTGGCGTGGCTAGACGACGTGTCTGTTATCACACCCGGTGCTACACCCCAGGTTCAGGCAACTGTAGGCATCGCACAAACTGGCGGTCAGGGTGGTTGGGTTGCCCTGGAACGTGACATGGCCCTTCAAGCCAAGGCTGCGGGTGTTGGTTTCGAGATTGCCTCGAAAGCTATCGGTACAGCGGTCCCGATTAACGTGACCCTGGATTGGTTCGAAACGACGTAATGTCTGATACAAATGTCCTAGCGGACGGCGTTGCTCTCCCGGACGCGCGCTTGGACTTTTGGGCGCTGCGTAAGCGCACAGAGTTTGTCTTCAATGGCCAAGCCTTTGAGATGGTATTTTGTGTAAATTGTGGTGTGAAAGGCGGGGCGGTCTACAAGGGCTGTCCCGTCTTTTTTCTTTGCGATGCTTGTGTAGGTAAGTGGGGTCCGCCTCCGGGTGCTATTGAACTAAAGGCCATGTAATGGCAATTACCTATTCCCAGAGTGACCAGGCAGTTGCAGCGGCTTCTGGCACCGCTATCGTGTTGGCTTTTGGTCTTAACGTTGCAATCGATAATTTACTTGTCACTGTATCGTTCTGGGATGGTGCGGATACAACTGTAACTGTGACAGATAGTCAGCTTAATAGTTATACGGAAGCTGTTCATTATCATGACGCAGGCATTACTGTTGGCTTAGCAATCCATTTTTCTACAGCAGGCGCGTCAGCAGCGAATACAGTAACTACTACTCTCGGCGCAGCGCGCACAAGCCGTGGATTATTCATCCATGCCTATGCAGGCGCGGCGACTACAAATCGGCTGGACAAAACAGATACTAGAACAAATGAGGTATCTAATCCTGCTACTGATGCGGTAGTGCCAGATTCTAATGGCCAACTAATCTTTGCTGCTGCTATGAATGACCAGGACGAGACATACAATGCTGCCGGTTCTTTCACAGAACGTGAAGGCGCTGTAACGGGCACGCATCATTTCCAGAGCGAAGATTTTACGCAAACGCCCGCTGCATCTATAGCTGGTTCATGGACCGCTTTAATTGCTATTCATGTTATGGTGCTCGCAACATTCCGAGCGCCTTCAATTGCGGTTGATAGCGGCCCCGCGTTTGTCGGGGGCCGTATAATCTATAAACTCGCTCCGCAGAGGTGGGGCTAATGGCTGATACAAAGATTAGCGCGATGACGGATTTGACGACATTAGCGTCCGGGGACGAAGTCCCTGTAGCCGATGCGTCGGATTTGACTGTCGCTAAGAGCTTCACGCTTGCTACACTGACGACGTTCATCGGTGACTTGATATTTGCGCGTATCAACGGAAGCTCGGGCGCAGCGGGTGCGTACAAGACGCTTCAGAAGCTATCCGCCAATTCCGCCGACCAGACTTCGACCACCCCGGCTGCCGTCATGACGACGACTGATGTGGGCGCGGGAACGTGGTACTTCAAGTATTACGGACTTTACCAGACCGCCGCAACTACGACCGGCATTAAACTGGTTGTCAATCACACAGGCACGACCGGGCAGTTCGCCTCCATCATGTATTTCCCGGATAACGCGGCTACGGCTGCATCGGGTGTTGGTTTGGGCATTGCTGGCGCGGCTATCGGCCGCGTGTTCAGTGCCTACGCGGAAGCGGTCAAGGATACTAGTAGCTTCGCGTCGGTGGGCGTAATCACTGCTAACGCCGACATTCCCGTCATTGTCGAAGGATTCGTCGTCGTAACGGTAACCGGCAGTCTTGAATTAAAGATGGGTACTGAGGTGGCTGCCTCAGCTGTTCGGTTGATGGCGGATTCACTACTCGAACTCACTAAGGTCGGATAAGGAAACCACAATGCGCGCTTTCTACATCGTGGCTACACAGATTTTTCCTGATGGGTCATCCGGTTCAACCGCCTCACTGCAAGTGGGTGTTGCTTTATGGGACGGCGTGAATCCCCCCACAACTCCTGAGTTCTCTATTGTTGAAGGAATCGAAGTGAACGACACCGAGGCGGACATCCGCAAGAAAGTTGTTGACCAAATCGCCGCTGCTACGGGTGTTTCAAAGCACGATATAGTTAACTGCATCTAGCGCCGGGTAAAGTAAGGTGGCCGACTACATCCAGCTTGAATCCGGCGCACCCGACCGGATTACACTCCAAGACGACACAGGGTTCGTTCTACTTCAGTCTGATGGTGTTGTCGCTGCTGTAGAACACACGTCCGGCTTTCTAGGCCGGACACTTGTAGGAACGCAATATCGTCGTCGCCCTCAGCTTGGTTG